CCCCCAATCTATAATTAAAATACATCTACTCGATAATTATCGAATTTCCTTGCTTCCCACGCCCATACATCGCTTGTATCAGATGCAAAGCTAGAAACATTGAATAAACCAACTCCGAATCTAACGAAATATTGGTTACGATTATCAAATGCATCGAGCAAATTAGTACCTTCTGGTATTTGTGGCTGTGTAGCACTTCCATTATATGGAATCACCGCAGACGATGAAGGCACTACCATTGCAGGGCTAACACCCTCTACAGCATCTGCACTATCAGGTGATGTGTATGCCGATGCAATACCACTAGTATCTAAATCCAAAAGAATTGAGGATTCTGTCGCTGAATTAGTAACAGAAAGCACCCTGTAATCTTTTCTTAGAAAACTTGGATTTGACCAAGCTCCAGAACCATATTCCACAGGGATTCTTAAACCAACCATTTCACCAGGAGTAAAATCATTAGATACCGTAAAATATACTCTTGCTTGTGCTGCTCTTGTGATACCAGCAATAAATTTCTTCCTAGGGTAGAATTTACCTGGAATAAATTTGAGTACTGTGGCTGCTGATCCATCAACTGCAAAAGAGTTTGCAGAGGCTGTATTAGCTGTTGCCTGCATACCAAGAGTAATATGTGTACCGTCAGAAATTGCAGTGATTTGGAAATCCCAACCAGCAATTTGTTGCATAGCTGTCACATTTAACATTCTGACAATATCACCTACAGCAAAACTAGCTGAGCTTGTTACTGTAACAACAAATGTTGATTTATCTGTTACTGTCCCTGTTACAGTTGCAAAAGTCGGTGGGTTAGCTGTGTTAAATACGCTAATCGCATCCGATGTTCCGCCAGCTGCTGGCAATATTCTAGATGTTAATGCTGGGTTTGTTGCGTCAGAACTTTGCAAAATTCCTCTTGCACTATTCTGAGCCATTCCCCTAGCCCACCACCACTGAATAGCTTGAGCATCTGAAGCCTCGCCCCATCCTGTGATAGATCTAAGAATAACAAAATCAGGATCAGACATTCCCACAAGAGGAACATTTACACCTGTAACCGTAGTAGCATTCAAAGAGAATCTACCACCTACATCAGCTTGAAATGGTAACATGGTTTATCCTCCTATATGCCTGTTGATCGTAAGTTTTGAACCCAAAGATCGTTGTTAATACATTGACCTTGGTAAAAATTACATGCTGCTGCATGTCTTAGATGCGCTGGGTCATTCATATACCCTGGGGGCGTATAAATATACTTAGCCCTTCCACCTGCTTGGAAGACAACTTTATAGCCCTCGTAAGCTGTAATGAAACAGTTAGCAATATCATTACCATTCATGGATGCATCTGGGGAAACAGATCCTTGAGATGAGATAAATGCTCTAATGTTATTCACTCCACCCCATTCTGAGGATAGTGTGTTAATAGATGCTGTACCATACTCAAATTTTCTTCGGAATCCAGTAACGTTATTCAACACTGGAATCATCCTAGATGTGCACATCATGGCATATGCGTCACCCAATGGCGATGTACCGATTTTATTCGATGCATCAATCATATTGGTAATGTATTCGCCGTCATTGTCCTGTAATAGGGCAACGATGTCGTCAAGGTCATCAACTTCCATTTCTGTCGGAAGATCCCCGTTCGATCCAGCAACACAGTTTACAACCGAAGCGGTAGACTCAAGGTTGTCCCTTTGAAGCTTATCGCTTGTTTCTTTGTAAGCCTGTCCTAAACGGGCTGCTGCTGCGTTTAATATAGGGTCTTGGTTAGTCATCGTAACTTGCTTAGTTAAAACAACATACGTGGCATAGTTACGAACTCTGCAGTCCACGTCCACCCTTGACAATAATTGACTGGGGGGGTTGAGCTGAGCGTTATCCAGAGGTACTTCAAACGTTTCTAACGCATCGTACCTTGATTGACGGTTGATAAAACCGTCATTGTCTTGCACCTCAATAACAGAAGCAAATAGGTTGTGAATACAATTCCTTTCGGGTGTGCTCAATAACTTATTCGTATAGTTCTGTTGTATTTGTGGGGGCATGTTGTTAAGATTAACAGACATGTAATTGCCTCAAAGTTTATAAACCTTGAGCTTGCGAAGCGTAAAACATCATCTCTTCATATAGTTTTGTCGTATCTACTGCAGCTGATTTAAACGCCTGTGCCATGGGTCTCTTGTCATATGCAGATGGGCTTTGAACAGTTTTTTCGTTCCGCTCTAGCTTCTGGGCTATTTCTTTCGACCGTCTAGCATTTGGTAGTTTATCCAGTATTCCAGTAGACTTGATTAACTTATATGTCATCTGACCCATTTTGTATGGGTCTTTTAATTCAGCGATGGTTGCCGCAAGCTCTGGTTCGGTTTTTTCCAACATTTCTAATGTTTCAACATTCACAACGTCGTCAAAATCCGGATATTGAGTTTTGAAGCCCTGAATACGCTTTTCTGTTTCCTGTTTAGCTAGCTTGTTTTCTAGCTCCTGGATCTTTTTCTCTAGCGGTTGCACTGTCCTTCGTGCTATGCCTTTGACTTTTCCAGCAGGTACATAATCATCGTCTGGTTCTTCTTCTTCGACAATCTCTTGAACTGCTTGCTTAGGCTGGTTTTGTTGCAACAACCTATCTAGCAATTCATTCTTTTGTCTAATCTCCATTTCCATTTCTTTTTGACGCTGTCGCATAGCTGCCCAATTTTTCTCTTGCTCATCGGCCTTCCTTTGTGCTTCTTGAGCTTGATAGTCTTGTTCAGTATGCATTGATACATCCGAATGTTCAGTTTCAGGAGGTGCGACCTCTTCTATTACGCTGTCTTGATACTGTTCATTCATGTAACCGTCCTTTTACAGTGGCGAGCTGCGTACAACCAAATTGAATGCAGGGATGAGCTGCGTTACATCTAATTAAAATTTAATGTTTGATGGAGATTTTGTAAAGGTGAAATTTTATATATTGCTTTTTTTCGTTGAATTTCGTATATTGACGTTATCGTTGAATACGTCACATAATCGACTAATATGTAAAATTGGCGTTTTACATATTCACCGTCTCAGGGGATCCACAAGTTGGATTCCTTTTTTATTGGGTTTTAATTGATCAATTTTATTTTTACTTCAGGTATTTTCATCCTATTTTCTTCATTTTTTACATTTCTGTTGTAAACTTCCATTATCAATCGATTATGTATATCTGACATCATTTGAAGTTTCATGCAAGAATTGACCTGAGAAGGATATTTTTCGATTTTTTCTAGAAATCGATCATGCTTGTAATCCTCTAAATCTATTAGCACCCATAACGCTTGTAGTCCATTTTTTAATACTTGTTTAGAGATAACTTTTTGGATAGCTTTTCTTAAATCGTCAAGCATTGAAAACTTTCTGTCCAAATATTCTTTTGGGTAATCTAATTTAAACTTACCTTCTTTGAAAATTTTTGTAAGTCCTATAGTTCTTCTTGAACAACAAGAAATTACATACGAATGCCATAGATTATATTTTTTATAAATATTATCTACATATTTATAATCTTCTTTTTCATCTCGATAAAAATGTGCATAATCTAGTAAATGCCAGGTTTTTTGCACTTGCAATAATGGGATATCGCTCTCTTTAGCCGACGAGTATTCAAAATAAATCGGTACACCTAATTCTCTTGCACTGCGAAGACGATGTTGTCCATCCAAAACTTTCATGTCGAAATCTACTTTTATTGGGTTTTCATGAAGTAAATTATTTTTTCTTATAGACTCTAATAAATACTTGTAGTCTTCGTGAGGTCTATTCTTGGGGGAAAATTTAAAAATATCATAATTTTGAGTATGATAAATTTTCCTGTCTTTACAAATTAGATGGGATAAGTTAGATTGAATCATGTAGCCTCCTAATGTTTAGGCTGTTTCTTCAAAATTAGCTTACATAATGAGGCTATTTTAAACGAAGAAAATCTTTAAAGACGATCCTCTTAAAAAAATTTAGATTATCTAATTATCGAACGCATCTTGAATATTTACGTAAGGATTATATTGGTAGGGAACTACCGAAGAACTGCTGGGAACACACACAGGCGGGCTTGTACCAGGCTCGTCTAGATTAGCCAAACTAAATACATTCCATGTACTTGTATCAATATCAACGACTATGCTTGTATCATCTTTCAACAGTACATTAGCTCTTTTATTATTGATCTCATGCATCCCAAATTTCCTACCAACTCTAAACGATACGATCTCACCAACGGTAAAATCATGTGTAGCTGTAAATGTTACAAGTGCTTGAGTATCATTGGTAATTGATGCAATGTAGGAAAATGCAGGATAGAATTGATTCTGCGCCAATTCATCGTACCTTATCTTTTCTTTTTAGTGGTCTATCTTGGAATCCAGGAATGGGAAGATAGATAGATACACCTGCATCATTAGTTCCATGGCGATAAAATCCAAAATGATTCATACGTTCCATGTTGTAAGCCAAGATGTCTTTGATCTGATCTTTGTGATATTTAGATGCATTCTCTAGATACTGATCAAAGTTGCTTTGATGTGGCAATGACCAGCAAAATCTAGTCTCTTGAGTAGCTGGACATGTCCAAAATACCGTAGTGTTAGGCTCTGGATATGGCCTATATTCTTGCTTGACCATTCTCCTTAGCATCACATTTTTTAACTGGGCATCTTTTTTTTCATGAACGACAATATAAAAAGGGCGACCATCAAAAGGATTCGATGCAATCGCCTCATTTAAATCATCTATCAACTGGGGCATAAACTCATGAGCCATGTCACCCACGCAAACGGATTCATTGGTAGCTCTTGC